TTTTTGCTGGTTCAAATGTCTATGAGGTTTCTTCAGATGTGTTTATGAAGTGTAAAGGCGAGAAGCCCAGATATGATCGTTATGTAAAGCATGTGGGCTCGGATGATTGTGGGCAAGAAATTCGTGAATTTGGGTTGAAAAATCCAAAGAAAGGTATTATAATTAAGGACTCAAAGTATGGTACTATGATGTATTTAAGAAGAGGTAAAGGGTGATGATTGGCGGTGCGATTAAATTTGCTGCTGATTTTTTGAGTAATATTATTAATGATGTTGTTAATAAATGGATGCAGAGAGAAGAGTCCAGAAAGCGTGGAGAGGCAGAGATAAAGAATGCTATATATGAAGATGCCGCAAAGAGGAAATCGAGGGCAGATAAGGTCTTGGAAAAACCCATTAAGGTGGGAAAGAAACTCCTTGATGGTCTGCGTAATCGTACTGATCGTGAGTCTACTGATTAGTTGTGCCCCTGATTGTGTAAATACGACAAATCCACCTGCGTGTCCTGTGTGGTCAGAAGAAGCAATTAATGAACTGGTGGCTCTTTTGGAGCTTCAATCGGAAGGCGAAATTGACATGACTTCATTGGAATGGCAACTGGGAGAAAACCTAAGGCACTGCGAGGCATTGGATGCGTTTTTAGATAACGACAAGTAGCGCAAGGAGTTTTTGAGGTGAATGAAATTTTTAAACAGATCTTGATCGGAGTGACAATTGCGGCAATTGCTGGTGCTTGGGCTTTTGCCTCTACACGCGCATCGGTTGCGTCTGTTCAGACTGTGATGTGGGAGGTTGAGGAACTTGAGGATGATATTGATCATGATATTGAAAAGATTGGTTCTGATATCGATGATCTTAAAACATCGGTCAATAATGCCATATTAGAGCAAAGAGAATTTCGCGCTCAGGTTCGAGAGAAGTTACAAATATCATCTAATTAGTTATTTACAAGTGAGAAAATATTATGAATTATGTGGACGTGAAATACGTTGGGATACTCTCATCTCAATTAGAACAATTTAAAAAGAAGAATAATAAACTTTATAATTTCAGGTGCCCCATCTGTGGAGATTCGGAAAGGAATCGCTACAAGGCAAGAGGGTATTTGTATCCAAGCCCAGACGGAAATTCTTTTATCTACAAGTGTCACAATTGCGGAGATGCCATATCTCTTGGCAATCTGATTAAGCGCGTAGATCCGATTTTGTATAAGAAATATATTCTTGAGGGGTTTGGCAAGAAGGACAAAAGGTTCCAACCCAAGAAGACAAAAAGGGCAAAGAAGACACCCAAAATTGATGCTTCCTATTTGGAAAAGCTTGGTGCAGAGCGAGTTGATCGTATCCCAAAGAACCATGCCATCCATCAATTTATCAATGCCCGTCGCATTCCCGATTCTTCATTAGATCGTCTATATTATATAGATGATGATAAGAAATTGGAATGGATAGACCCGATATACAAAGGGAGAATTGTCGGGAATCAACCGAGACTTATTCTTCCGTTCTTTGATCGCAGAGGGTCTTTGGTGGGCATTGCTGCGCGAGCAATCAATGCAGCATCTACCCTGCGGTATCTTGCGTTCCGTTTGGACAAGGATGCCCCGATGATCTTTGGGATGGATCGTATCAAAAAGAACTCCAGAAACCCTGTGTATGTGGTGGAGGGTCCGATTGATTCGTTGTTCCTGCCCAATGCGATTGCTGTGGGTGGTGCCGACTTCAAGAAGTTGGCATCGGAGATTCGTAAAGATAAGTGTATTATTGTTTTTGACAATGAGCCAAGAAATAATGAAATAATTAAGAGGATGAAATCTCTCATAGATGAGGGTTATAACGTCTGTGTATGGCCCCAGAATATAAAGGAAAAAGACATCAACGATATGGTGCTTTCGGGCATCCCCGCGAGCAAAATTGAAGATGTGATAAATAAAAACACATATTCTGGCTTGAAGGCAATGGCAGCATTTAATTCATGGAAGAGGGTGAGTATATAATGAAACAATTGACATCGAGTGAAGTTAAGTTAGTGGATTATATGGGAAGTGATTTGACAGTAGTTAACGCAGCCAGAGTGAGTTTTAATAAACATGTTGAGCAATTCTCAATGGGTGATGAAAGACTGATTAAGTTTCTCGCAGAACATAATCATTGGACCCCGTTTGGGCATTGCTCTATTACAATACGAGAGAAGGTTCCTATTTTTGTAGCTCGTCAACGTTTTAAACACACCGTGGGTTTTTGTTACAATGAGGTGTCTCGTAGATATGTGAGTCATGATCCTGAGTTTTTTATGCCAGATGAGTGGAGAGCAAATCCAGAAAATAAAAAGCAAGGTTCTTCTAAAACAGAAATTGTGGAGTGGTTGTTGATAAACGAGAGAACTCCATCACTTGCGGTCGAACAGCATTATAATAAGTCGGCGAAACTATATAATGAATTGCTTGATGCTGGAGTTTGTGCCGAACAAGCGAGAATGGTTCTTCCTCAAGGAATGATGACTGAATACTATGTAACAGGGTCGTTGGCAGCTTGGGCTAGAGCTTATAAACTTAGAGTAGAAGAAACAGCCCAAGAGGAGATTCGGTCTTTAGCTGAAGAATGGGATAAGATCATTCGTCCTATATTTCCCGTTTCTTGGAAATATTTGATTGGGTAGTTTACATCGAGGTAAGAAAAAAATCTCAGATAGGAGACAAAGCATGACAACCCCTCAAATGACAGTTTTACAGCAATACATTCATTCGTCCCGTTATGCTCGTTGGGTTCCTTCAAAGGGAAGACGAGAAACTTGGGATGAGACAGTAGACCGTTATGTAGATTTTTTTGAAGAACATATTGAAGAGAACACCAAGGGATCGATCAAGGATATTAAGAACAGTCTTCGTGATTCCATTTTTAATATGGAAGTCATGCCATCCATGCGTGCCTTGATGACGGCTGGTCCTGCCCTGGCTCGTGAGAACATTGCAGGATATAACTGTTCGTTTGTCGCAGTGGATTCTCCGCGGGCATTTGATGAGGCATTATATATTTTAATGAATGGGACTGGTGTTGGGTTTTCTGTGGAAACTCATCATATTAATAAGCTCCCGCTGGTTGCCGAGGAGTTCCATCAGACTGACACCACCGTTGTTGTTGCCGATAGCAAGCTCGGCTGGGCAAAGGCACTCAAGGAATTAGTGGCAATGCTCTATGCGGGTCAGGTTCCGAATATTGATGTTTCCAATATACGTCCTGCCGGTTCAACCCTAAAGGTATTTGGTGGCCGTGCTTCGGGTCCAGATCCTCTTGTAGATACTTTTGATGCCTTTATCAATACATTTCGGGGAGCGTCGGGTAGAAGGCTGAATTCATTGGAATGTCATGATCTGATGTGTTATGTGGCATCGTGTGTTGTGGTTGGTGGTGTTCGTCGGGCAGCGTTGATTTCTCTTTCTGATTTGACGGATGAACGAATGCGACATGCCAAGACAGGTCAGTGGTATACTACAGAACAGCATCGGTCGTTTTCAAATAATTCTGCTGTCTATAATGAAAAGCCTGATGTTGGAATCTTTATGTCAGAGTGGTTGTCATTATACAACTCAAAGAGCGGCGAGCGTGGAATTATTAATCGCGAAGGCTTGAAGAAAAAGGTAGCAGAGAATGGTCGCAGAGATCCCGATTATGATTTCGGGGTAAATCCATGTTGTTTGTCTGGAGACACGCAGATCCACACATTAAATGGAGTAGAGTCAATTAGAACCGTTTGTGAGAAAGTGGAAAACGGAGAGCCTGTTCTTGTTCAAATGTATGACCACAAGTTGGATAGTGTTGTTTATGGTCCGGTAGAAGCAGCCAATCTAACGCGACCAGACGCAGAACTGATTGAGCTTGAGGTTGTTGACGACGAATCTAATGTACATACGCTTAAACTGACGCCTGATCATTTGGTATTTACTGAAAATCGAGGATATGTTAGGGCAGATGAGCTTTCTGAGGAGGATATCCTTGTTGTGAGTGTGTAAATAACAGGTGTTATAAATAGTATATGGATTGATGGCAAATCTTGGAGGCTGTTGTGTTGTTTAGTGAGTCTGAAAAGAAAACACTTAAATCCTGGTATAATGAATTGAATACTAAAAATCCTTCTCGGAATCAGTATTCTGTGTCTGAAAGACAATGTTGGTTAAATGCGAATCCTTGTCCGTTAACTGAAAAGATAAAACGTGTATATGATGAGGGACACGGATTTAAAACATTGGCAAAAAACCTTGATTTATCATATTCTGTTGTTCGGAGATTGTGTATAAATTATATTGGGTTTGAAACAAGAAGAGGGACCAGCGTAGTAACTGACGCATTAAGAGCGAAAAGGCGAGAAAATGTTTTGGGAGAGAAATCTCCGTGGTTTGATTGGCCCAGAAAAATGCCTGAGATGACAGCCAAGAACGGTAAGTCTATTCAGGGATATTATAGTAGGGCGTGGGACGGTGAATATGTGTGGCTTCGCTCGACATACGAATACATATATGCGAAGTGGTTGGACCAATTGGGAGTGCGGTGGGAAATTGAGAAAACCTCGTTTCCATTATCTAATGGTGAAAATTATAGACCAGATTTTTTTATATACGACGACTCGGGGGAGTTAAAAACTATTGTTGAGGTAAAGTCGAGATATTTCAATAAAGGAAACCGCGAGTATAAGTTTGATTTATTTAAGTTAGAATATTGCGGAGTAAATTGTTCAATTATAACTAATATGGACCTATATACGAAAATAGGATATCAAAAGGAACTAAAAGAATGGAAATCAAAAAGAATATCGTCAAGGGACGAGTTAGATCAATTAAGGTAGTTTCAAATGAAGACACCTATGATCTTCAGACAGCACACCAAAATTTTTTTGCTGACAACGTTCTTGTTCATAACTCCGAGATTATTCTTCGCCCAAATGGATTCTGTAATCTTTCGGAGGTGGTGATTCGAGAGGATGACACGATGGCAGACCTTGAGAGGAAGGTTGAGGTTGCCACCATTATTGGGACATTACAAGCCACGCTTACCAAGTTTCGTTATCTTCGTGCCGATTGGAAGAAGAACGCAGAGGAGGAGAGGCTGCTTGGTGTCAGTTTAACGGGAATTATGGACAATAAGATCACCAACGGAAAAAGTGGAGACTTGAAGGAGGTTTTGAGGATTTTAAAGGCAGTTGCCATTGACACCAATAAGCATTGGGCTGGTGTTCTGGGCATTCCGCAATCGGTAGCAATTACGACAGTAAAACCCTCAGGGACGGTATCGGTTCTGGTTGACTCTGCGAGCGGCATCCATTCTCGGTTTTCTCCACAATATATTCGTACCGTTCGAGCAGACAAGAAAGATCCAGCCAGTCGCTTTATGATTGATCGTGGTGTTCCTGTAGAGGATGATATTATTGCGCCGGATCATAATTATGTTTTTTCGTTTCCTGTCAAGGCACCAAAGGGTGCCGTGTTCACGACAGATCTTTCGGCAGTTGAACAGCTTGAGCGATGGCTGGCATATAAGCAGCATTGGTGCGAACATAACCCATCGTGTACCGTCACGGTGAAGGAGCATGAGTGGGTTGAAGTGGGCGCGTGGGTATATGAGAATTTTGATGATTTGACTGGTGTTTCTTTCCTCCCACATACGGACCATATATATAAACAAGCACCATTTATAGAAATTGATAAGAAAACATATACAGAGTTAACTAAAGCCATGCCAAAGGAATTGGATTGGGAGGAGATGGGAGAATATGAAACTTCAGATCAGACGATTGGCTCTCAAACAATGGCATGTACAGGTGGGAGTTGTGAAATAGTTTAATGTCAATAGAAACGGAATATGAAAATAATACGGTTGTTCTCGATTTAGAATGTGTCGAGTGTGATGTTATTTATGCGATTTACACAGATGTTCATGGGTTCGTAGAAGAGGCACGATATTGCCCGTTTTGCGGTACATATAACGTAGATTATGATCGGGTAGAAGAATAATGCCAGTTTTAGCTGGAATTGATTATTCGCTATCGTGTCCAGCAATTTGTGTTTATGACACAAAAAGAGACGCTTTTTGCTATGAAACCGTAAATTTGTATTTCCGTTCTAATTTAATGCGATTTGAGGCATTCAAGGAAGGTAATCTGGAGGGCAGTAATCACGGTCCCTGGGCGTGCGAAATGGATCGTTATGATGATATCAGTTCATGGACACTGAACATACTCGATTCCAATTCTGTAGATCAGGTTTATTTGGAGGGCTACTCGTTCGGGTCCACAGGGCGAGTTTTCAATATAGCCGAAAATACTGCTATATTGAAATACAATTTATGGGAAGAATTAATTCATTACGAAGTCATTCCTCCCACGACCGTCAAGAAATATGCAACCGGAAAAGGCAATGCATCTAAAGAAGATATGTTTAATAAATTTAATGAAGAAAATCCAAATGCAAATTTAAAGGAACTTTTGACACCGAGATCATCTGGTGTTATCAGCCCGTTGAATGACATTATAGATGCTTATTATATTTTAAAGTACGGGTTATTTAATTAACAAAAAAAATGCATTTTGGGCCTTGACAAACGGGTCAGATGTGATAAAATTATAGGAATTTGGAGGGGAGCTGTATGAGCGGAGTAAAGACAAGGCGGAGCGGTGAGTGTGTTCATCGCTTTTGGTATGAGAAGGGAACTGATAATAAGTTGATCAGGGTTCTTCGGATTGTTCGTGGAAAGAAGTCTTGGTTTTGGGCTGTCCGTACTGGTGATGGTTATCGTAAGATACCCTCTGATAATATCGAACGTCGATAAGTTTTTTGAACAGGCGCATGAGTTGGGTCGGCGAACCCATGTTGCCTTTTTTTGAAGCCGACAATATGAGGAATGAAAATATGGCATTTGCAACAAATTCTAAGACACGAAAGATCGTTGACTATCTTGCAGAGGGTCGTACCCTTACTGCGGCACAGGCTCATGCCCGCTTCGGCGTGCAGAAC